AACGAAGGATTGGAGCGCCATGTTCCCCGCGCCCGCGTCCGCCGTTACGGTTCCCGTTCCTCCCGAAGTCGGCCATGTGTTGCTCTTGTCGTCCGTGATCGCCGGGGTTGACCCGCTGGGATAGGCTACGACAAGGACGAGCCCGTTACCCGACAGCGTCGGGTCGATGATGTAGGTGTACTGGTCATAGCTGTTCGGATCGGCGTTGCTTATCGTATAGGGATACGCCCAATGCTGGACGAAGTTGGTGATAGCCGTGCCAGCTTGGTTCTCGATCAGTTCGACAGTGGCGGAAACGGAGTTTCCAGCAGTTCCCGTGGTCACCACGTTTGTGGAAGACCAACTGCTCACCGTCCCGTTGGTGTCATGACCCGCCGCCTGTGTGGCTGCCGCAGTCTCGTGGCTTTGGTTGGTCATGCCGCTTGGCGCGGTCGCAATGGTCTCCGTGAGATTTGAAACCCCAACAAAGCCGAGCGCCCAGGACGTGTTGTCCGCGTGCGTCATCGTCAGTGCTGGATAGTTAACGGTGTTGACGGTCGCAGAGTTGGAAGCACTGCCGCCTATGTAGAGGGAGCTTCCGGTAGCGTAGTTGGACGAGCGATAGACGTGGCAGACCAGCGCCGTTGCGTTCGTCCATGTGCCGCTGGCATCATTGGTGGCAGTGGCAATCTTGAAACCGACCCTCATTGAACTGGTGGTGCCAGTCTTGGTGAGGATGGACTGATACCCGGCTGGTAGTGCCGGCGTTCCCGTCGTATTGCGGTACGCGGCGATGATAATCAGATCGCCGATGGCGTGCGCCGGAACTGTAGCAGTAGTCGTGCCAGTGGCGACGCCGACGCGGGTGATCGTCACCGGACATTATTCCTGCGGTCAGGCCGCCGGGTTGGCAGCGTTCCAGCCGTCGCGGATGCTCTGAAGATTTCCGTCACGAACCACGACGTGGCGGCGATTGTCGCCGGGGGCGTGGTTCTTGAACTCCTCGATGTCGCGGCGATCCCAGCCGGTAGCCGAACCGCATTTGGGGCATGCAATGCGGACATCCGAAGCATTGTCGGGGCCGAGGTCTTGCACGTCGTTGGCATCCGCGTGGAAGTCGCTGATCGGCAACAATACGCCATGCTCCTCCATGAATTTCACCGCCGCCGCATGACGGGCGTACTGCATATGATGGTCTTCCGGCCTCATCTCGCCACGGGTCTGCTCGACCGGTTCGCCGCCGCATTTGCATGTGTTCAGCATATCGTCAGTCCTACGTATTGTCCGCGGCTTGCCAAAGCAGGCGCTTTTGGCGATCGATCGCCTCAGCCCGCTCAAGCTTTTGCATGAAGGGCTTGCAGTCGAAGCATTCCGGCTTGGAACAATGTTCCCGATCGCAGATCGAACACCAATGCGTCGGCTTCAACGGATTAATAAACATCGTCGTGTTGCAGTGACAGCATTGTTGTGTATCGCACTCTTCGATCACCTTCCCGTCAAGCGTGACGCGATTGTAACCAAAACCCTGAGAACGACGTGCAGCCATATTACTGTTCATTTATTCGGCCATCGGAAAATAAATATCCTCCGGATCAACAGAATAACCCGGATAAGGAACGGGAGTTAACGTCGGCTGCGGAACCGCCAGATATGCCGCGCACATGCGTTTGATATGATCATTAACTTCTTGTGAACTGGCAAAATATGGAACTCTGAATGTCGAGGGATGCGTATCTGGCACGAAAGCCCATCTTTGGCCGCCAGCAGTCGGTCCCAGCGGATCAACAACAACGAGACTGACGCCAAAGATAATCTCCCAAGAAGGAGCGGAGTTTGATGGAATCGTCGGCGCATAATCTTGCAGATCGACCGATGTTACCATACCCACAACGAGCGGTGAAAACTTCATAAGCTGCACTCCTTATGTGTTTGACGTTATTCTTCAACGTGTCCATTTGCGATCACGGTCGAGGCATAATTCGGCGAATACGCGCGAACCCCCCAGCCCTGTAGATTGACGGCGGCGCTGATCGGACACGTTGCTTTGTCCCGCCACCATTGCTTGTCTGAAGCGCGCTGATTGATCGATTTTCCGAACACTGACGTAGAAGCCGTAAACGTCGGCTCGGCAGAATAGTTCGCCTTGTAGGTCGCGAGCGCGACAGGATCATTGGTTGGTCCATCGTCGGTCGTCCGCGCTACCAACGCCGATCCGGTGCCGTCCGCCGTGAACCTCATGATATTGACGACGATCGGACAATCCGTCGCATTCGGGACATCAGCCGCACCCCATTCCAACTCGGTGAGCCAGACGCGGCGCAAGGTCGTGGCGCCGGTCGTCGCCCACCACGCGAGTAGCGTCTTGCCCGGCGTCGTCGTGATCGATTGAAGCGACCCGGCGTTCAAATTGTTGATCGTATAAGAGGCCATTGGATTCTCCTACTGCGGAAGCGAGGCCCGGAACGCCCGCAGTGCTTCGCGTTCCTTGTCGTGTTGTTCTCTGGCGGCGGCGGCGTCTGCTTTTGCCTGATCGCGGAAGTCTTCGTGGGAGGCGATGTCGGCTCTCAGCCCCGCAAGTTCCTGCCGCCGCTCTTCGATGGCTCGCTCATGGGCGTGTGCTTCGTCAGCGAGCCCGGCCGCAGTCGTCTGCGCATCGGAGAGGATCTGCGCGGCCTTGGCATGGGCATCATCGAGCGTTTGCGATGCCCGTTCAATTTGGTTGAAACAGAAAACATCAACTTCGCAACGCTTGGTCGCGATCTCGACATCCGCTGCCTCGTGACGCCGCGCAATAGCGCTCGTCGCCTGCGCATCTTGCGCCCGCAAAGCCGCGACCCGCGCTTCGCCCTCACGCACGAGCTGGTCGATCTTCTCCAGCTCTTCGACTTCGGCAAAGAAGCCCGCGAACTGCGCAAAGAACTTCCGCGCCGTACTGACGAATTCTCTCGATTCCGGGGTCATTTGCTTTGCGTCTTTCGCACGAACAGAGTGGCCGTGATGGACGAGCCGGAGCCGCCGGTAAGCGCCGGCTTCATGTAAAGCGTATGCTCAAGGACTTCCTTGAGATCAGCCGAAGTCATGGCGATCGTCGTCGCGGCCGGATCGCGCAGATTGTGGTAGTTCACGCTGTCGTTCGACCCGGTAAACGACACCGTCGTCCCTCCGAACGTCCCTTCAGCTTGGAAGCTCTTGTCGGCATAGCCGGCAAAGGAGATCGGCATTGGCGTGTCGGCGTTGCCGATATTGGCCCAGGTGAATAGCCAGCCATCGACGCCCGTATCCCCGAGATTGGTATCGCCGACGATCTGTAGCGAGGTCGCGAAGATGTTAGTCATGGATCAGGTGCCCAGTTTCGTTTCAACCGGCGTGAAGTAGACATCACCTGCCGTCGTGGTGCTGGAGATGACGGCAACGTGGAGCGTCCCCGTGGGAACCGGATTCTGCACGAGGACGGATTGATTCAACCCGACCGGGATGTCCGCTGCAGTAGCTGTCGGTGCGGCTTCTGTCGAAACGCGAGCGAAGATCACAACACCTGTTCCAGCACTGTTGGTGCCGAGATTGGTAATCAGGAGCGCGTTGGCCTCAATCGGAGAGGTCAGCGTAATGCTGCCCCCAACGCTCGACGGCGTATTATTGGCCGTTACCTTGATGCCGGCTCCCGTCGTGGCGTTGGCGCCGACTGGCGCAAATACCGGGAAGCTTGTCATTCACTTGGCCCTTTCAAAGTATCTGCACCACATCGCCGGGAATATCTTCCCCGCCACGATGGAACATTCATGCCGGCTATAGTGTTCGCAGACGCCGCAGTGAGCTTGTTTGAGGCCGTGCTTGTAGCCGGCCTCTTCCTTGGTCATCTTCTCGCCGGTATGCTTGACGGTGGCGGCAGCGATGTCGCCCGATATCATATCCGCGCCTCGCCCTGCTTCACTTTCGCCAACTTCCAAGCCTCTTCCATGCTCATCTCGGTCACGCCGCGCATCGGCTGATCTTCCGCGACTGCCGCCGGCTCGCGCCATGACATCGCCAAACCTCGAAACGCATCCGACCCATGCGAGGCCCAATCATGCTTGGGCGTCTTGCGGAACGTCCGCGCCTGCTGATCCCATTCGGCCTTGTATTCCCGCAAAGCCTCAAGCCCCTTCTTGCATCGCTCCGCGTCGAACCACGCCAGCGGGATCGTCTTGCGCGCCGCGTTAATGCCGTCCATCAGCTTGTGATCGGGTTGGAGCTTCGGCCGGCGCTGCTTCTCCGGCGCTTGACGCTCGCGCCCATTGTGCTTCAGGCTCTCAATGCGTGAGCGCCCGAACGGCGCCCCCGGCTCTCTGACCTTGGCGTCGTGCGGCACCCAGTCATAACCGGTGTTGTAGCCACGCTCATTGAGCCAGTCGCAATAGTGGTCGAAGCCGTGGCCTGAGGCCTCGTAGTAATCGACCACATGGACCTTGCCGGGAAACACCTGGAATACCCAAATCGCCATCGGGTCATCCATGCCGATGTCCCAGGCAGTATGGATGGGGAAGCTCGCATCGATATCGACGACGCCGATGCGGCCTTCACGTTCAGCCGCCGCGATCTCCTTGCCCCAATAAGCGCCGAGGACGGCAGCTTCGAATGAGCAGAAATACTCCTGCTCGATCAGCGCATCGCCGGCTTCATCCCCGAAGATGCCGCGGTATTCCCGCCGCTGCTCCTCGATCTTGTCGAGCGCGATCAAGCCGGTGTCGTTGATCGTCAGAATCTGATGATGCCATCCGCGCTCGCGGCGCGCTGTAGTGAGCGTCGAATAGGCGTGATTGCGCCCGCGCGACGTGGTGATGAATACTGCCCACCCGTTGTTCTCCGCGAGAATAGGCGCGAGATAGGCCCAAGCCTGCGGATTGGCGAGCGCCCATTCCGAGAAGACAATGCCGGCGGGCGGCGAGCCAACCGCGGCGTCGAAGCGATCAGAACCGACAACCTGCCAGGTCGCCCCGCTCTTGAACCGAATGAACATCTCCTGCTCATTCGTGTTGGCCCGCAATTCCTTCGGGAACGCCTCGTCAATGCGGCGCTTGCCCGTGGCCGGATTGACCGCCGCCCAGATAGCCTTGCGGCCCTGGCTGTACTCCGGCAGCATGTGCCAATAGGTCGCCGGGCGCTCGTGAGCGGCTACCGCCGCCCAATGCAGGCAGACCTCATCCTTGCCGGCGCGGCGGTGCCAAATCTCGATTGCCCGCTTGCCGCCGTTCTCCAGGTAGGACCATAGCCCCATCTGGTGGGGGCGAGGCTGCCAGCCGTTATGTGGAAGACGAATCTTTGTCGGGGTCAGCAAATCTTACGATCTCGATCACAAGAGCAGTGCCGTCGCTGCCTGTTACTTCGGACTTATTAGGCACCAGCGCGTCAGGCGTCATCTTGGCCAGCAGGTTGAGCGCGGCAATCTTGTCGCTTGCCCGAACCTCATCCTCGGGGATGTCAACGCCTGCGATCTCAGCGGCCTTGCGCTTGATCCAAGCGACGCCGATGGTCGCAAGCTCGGCTTCCTTGGCCTGAATTTCAAGCACGCGCGCCCTGATGTCGGCACGTTGCGCCCGCTTGCGGGCATTCGGGGCGAACGAAGTTCCATCTTTGTAGCCGGCTTCGCGGGACGCCTCCACGGGCGTCTTCATTGCCGCCAGAGCTTGCGCTACCCGCTCACGCCGGGGGTCGCGAATAGGCGCCACCAGCTCGATTCCTTTTTTT